GGATCTTTAACAGCACGTTTATACGGAGTAGCATCTATTCCTGCAAGTGCTTTAGATGCTACTGCCAGTGCAACAAGTTTAGTTGCAAATATAAATACAGTATCTGCTAATGTAGCTGGTGTAGAGATAAGGCGAATAAATAATATAGCAGGTGCTGTATCTACTATAACTACTGCAGACCTTACGGCTGATAGAGCATTAATTAGTACTGGGGGCAAGGTAGCAGTAAGCGGAATTACTACTACTGTTTTAGATCATTTAGGCGGTGTAACATCTGCTATTCAAACCCAAATTAATGCCGCAGAAGCAAATATTGCTGCAAATACTATATTTGCTGCAGGTATAGAAGCTAGAAGAGTAGCTAATATTGCTGGAGCAATATCTACAGTAGTTACTTCTGATTTAACAGCTTCAAGAGCTCTTGTATCTGATGGTAGTGGTAAGATAGCTACATTAGCTTCTGTTACGTCTACTGAATTAGGATATGTAGACGCCACATCATCTATACAAACACAACTTAATGCTGGTGTTACTAATACTAACTCTGTTAAGGCAAATGTAGATGCTGCCGAAGCTAATATAGCAGGCATAATAGCAGGTACTAAAAACTTTACTGGTCAAGTTACTATGGGTGATGACTTAGTAATTCAAGGTAATTTAGTTGTAAACGGTGATACTACTACCTCTAATACTATTAATGCCGTTATACAAGATAGATTTCTTATGCTTGCTAATTCTGTTACAGGTACCCCCAGTGCTGATGTCGGTATCTTTATGAATAGAGGAACTTCTGGTAATGCAGCTATTTATTATGATGAGTCTACTAAATCATTTACCTTATCAGAAACCAGAGATCCTGATAGTAATGTTGTTATTAGTCCTACAGGTGCCGCTAATCTTATTACTGGTCAAATCACTGCTACTTCTGTAAAATATAATGGCGCAGATTTAAATACAGCTATCACAGACAATCGTTCTGGTGCTGTATCTACTGTATATAAAGATGATCTTACTGCTTCCAGAGCTATAGTATCTGATGGAAGCGGTAAAATTGCTGTCTCAGACGTTACTTCAACAGAACTTGGTTATTTAGATGGCGTATCTTCCAGTGTCCAGACACAGCTTACTGCAGGAGTGACAGAGACTACAGCCCTTGAAGCAAGACGTGTAGCAAATATAGCAGGTGCAGTATCTACTATTACTACAGGTAACTTAACAGCTTCAAGAGCTCTTGTATCTGATGCCAGTGGTAAAGTAGCTGCATTAGCCTCAGTTACTTCTACTGAACTTGGATATTTAGATGCTACCAGCTCTATTCAGACACAATTAGATTCTAAAGGAGGTACTGCAGATTTTCAATCTAATGACTTTATAACTTATACTCAGTTAAATGCTAATATTAATGTAGTATCTGGTAATGTTGCATTAGGTCTTAAACAACTTATAAACGTTTCACCAAGCGCTGATGGCGAGGGTGCAGGTAATAATAATTTCTTTGTAGCTACTCCTGCTGGAGGTAATCCTACAGCTATTGATAATGTAGTAGTTACTATAAACGGTGTTACACAAATTAAAACAAATGATTACTTATATGATAAGAACACAGGTAAGGTAACCTTTAAAGATGCGTCTATACCGTCAGGTCTGACTGTTCAGATTGTAAGTCTTAATCCGCCAACCTAATGAAAAAGTATAGACAACTTACAACAGAATTAACTTTTAGATGTAATGCTAAGTGTCCTGCTTGTCATAGAGTTAAACCTCTTCGTATTAATTTAAATGATAAAAAATATACTATAACATTAGATAAATTTAAACAACTATTTTATCCAGAATTACTTAAAAATTTAGAATGGTTAGTTATTAATGGTAATTTTGGTGACTCTGTAATGAATAAACAGTTTCGTGAAATTATATCATATGTTAAAGAGCATGATACTCGTATATTAATTCATACTAATGGCGGTATTCATGGACATGATTACTGGACAGATGTAGGAAATATATTAACAAATCGTGATATTATTAATTTTGATATGGATGGTTTAGCAGACACACATTCTAAATATAGGATTAATACTAAATTTGAAGATGTATTTAGTAATGCTTGTTCAGTGATTAAAGCAAATACTGCACAAGTGCATTGGAAGTACATAGTATTTGAGCACAATAAACACCAAGTAGAAGAAGCTCGACAAATGGCTTTAGATTATAACTTTCATACCTTTTCTACTGTTAAAACTTCAAGAGATGTATTTGCGCCTAAGAGTGGTAAATTTATACATTCTAAAAAGAATAAAGAAAATATGGATAAAGCTGAACGAGTTATTAAATGTGTGTGGGATAACTGGGGTAAGTGGTATGTGTCTCCAGAGGGATTAGTATTTAGATGTTGTTGGACAGGAGGACATTATTATGATGAAAATCAATCTCGTTTTTATTATCCTCCTAAATTTGAAAATTTATTTAATGGGTTACACGTTCCTTTGGAAAAGATTCTAAGTTATGATTATTGGACTAAGTTACAGAATTATTTAAAAGGGTATGATAGATCATTTAGCTTATGTAAGTCTCAGTGCGGTAAAATTGTATCATCAATAGAAAAAACAGAAGAAAATCTTACTACAGGCAAGAAAGTTCTATTTGATTCACATAGTCAAAATGCCCAAGTAAGAGAAGCCTAACTTTAAAAATTTGCCATAACCATAAATTTAAAGTATTCTACATATAAGAATTAATTTGTAAAGGATAAGCTATGAACAAAGACGGACACACTGATGTTGCATCATCTAAACGTATGATGCAAACTATTATTGAAGATGCTAAAGATATACTTAATGCTCTTCCTTCAGATGAAGAAGCTGCATTACCTACTTGGTGGACAAATAAGTTAGCTGTATCTTCTGCTTATATTAATTCTGCTAGAGATTATTTAGTTTATGGTTCTGATACTGGTGATACTCCTGTAACATCAACTTGTGATGATTGCGATATGGAAGATTGCCAATGTGACGAAATAGAAGAAGTTATAGAAGATATAATGGATGAGATGCAAGAAGTAACTGAAGTATTAGATGATGATATGATGCCTCCTTCTTACAGATATATAACTAATGCCTCTTAAACGAGGTAAGTCTAAAAAGACTATCTCAAAAAATGTAAAAGAGCTAATGAAAAAACCCTCAAAGGCTCGATCTAAAGGTATAAACACTTTAGCGAAAAAATTGGGTGTAACTAAGAAAGAGGCTCAAAGACGTCAGGCAGTAGCAATAGCTCTAAGTGCGTCAGGCAAGTCTCGAAAAAAATAATTTATGTAGCAAATAGCTACATTTTCTTTAAAGGAGAAACATTATGGGAACTACTTATAGCGTTGGAGGTCCATTCTCTACATATAGCACAATCGCAGATATCGACTCAGGAGCATTTGCCGCTGGCGGAAATACTCTTGAAATTTATCCAGGTACTCACACCTGGCCTTCTACTGCCAAAGAAATGAAAAATATGACTATCGTTGGCATTGGTGGAAAAAATGCTTGTATCATTTCAGGCTCTATTAATCTTAGCTCAGCTTCTAGTGGTGAGAACTACATTTCTGGTCTTACTATTAATGGTACAGCCTCTGTACCTGCAATTGACGTACAGACACCTACTACTCGTTGTGGTATGCATGTAAGTGACTGTGTACTTACTACTAGCTCTTTAGCTATACAAAACCATACACCAATAAGTGTAGTATCTGGCACCGATGGTCCTGCTACTACTGTTAGAAATATTTGGTCTAGCTGTACTGCTGGTCTTGCCTGTAACTCAAATGTAACAGCTGTCAGCTCTACAATGGCAGGAGCATGGAATAATCCACCTGTTGACAATCAATCAGGTCAAGCTGCTGGTCTTATTGGTGTTGCTGACTTGTTATATGCTGCTGCTAACTCAGGTAACATGACTGAAACAGTGACTGCAAGAACTATTGTCAGCTAATAGCTAATAATTAAAAAAATTTTTATAAAGGAGAACGAATCATGGGAATGATCAAAAAAGAGGTAACTGGTAATGCTAATGCATTGAAATATGTAAAAGCTGCTACTGGTGTCCAAGCTGGTGCTGATGGCGGAACTATCGTTAAAGGCACTAAAAAAGGTCTTGGTAAAGCCGCCGATCCTTATGCACCTATTAATTCAGCAATACCTGTTGAGTATAATCTTTCAAGACAGTTTATGGCTGAAGGTACAAAAATGCAAGAAAATGCAAATACTACTGGCGGACACAATGCAAAAGTACCTACTGGCGTATATAGTATTGCTAAAGGCCGGAGTAAGTTTTAATAATGGCTAAATCACTTTCCGGTGTCGAAAATAGAGCAGGAAAAGCTGTAACGATTGGTGACAATCGTTATGGTCTTCGTGAAGTTTACGATGCTGAAGAGATGCAAAAAACTTTAGCGTACTATAAAGCGGGTGGTCAACTTACTGTTAAAGAGGTAAAGAATCCTCTTACTCAAACAGTAAAGACAGTTAAACTAAATGCCAATCGTACCTGAAGTTTTTCAAAGGTCTAAGGTAAAATACACTAAACCAAAAAAACGTAAGAGTGTTAAGTCTAAAAAGAAAAAAATTAATCGGCGTAAAAAATAACTCCGTGATGTTTACTAACTTTTATACTTTGAACTAAAGCTCTTAACCAAGTTTTTTCATAAGGCGCACATATAAACATGTGCGCCTTACACGTTTCCATGATCTTACTCATCATATTTTTATTATCTACATCACAAGATATAAATACTAAATCATCTTCTAATAAATAGCTATAATCATAATCATAACCGTCACAAGTTACTATATGTATATGGTCTTTTGCAGGAGACTTAGTAACTATTTCTCTTCCTACTGAAGCTCTTTTTTCATCTATTTCTATACCTACTTGTTGTATATGTTTATACTTTTTCTGTATATCAAACATAGAATATGGGTACATTCCTGAGCCTACTAATACTAAATTTTTACATGTTTTAAATAATGAGGTTCTTTTTTTATCTAATAAAGTCTTATATATCCAAGCATTTGTTTCTGCTCTACGATATGCTAATAAGGCTCTATGCTTACTTACGCTACTTGGATTTGCCCATCCAGTCATTACAGTATTAATTGTTTCTTCATCTGTGTTATAAGTTTTATCTCTAAATATAAAACTTGTGTTACCTGATGCAATAGCTTGTTTTCTAGCTATTAGAAAATTAGCTATTTTTCTCTCTAACTCTTTTTTAGCGTCTTCTGTTAGTAGTCTGAGATTAACCATTTCACTCTTAGCTACCAAGTCTTTCCAAGCAATTTCTTGTTTTTTTATATCTTCAAAATTCATTATATATATCCGATAATATTTGGGCGCTATTAGATGTACCTTGTATATCATATTTAAAACGTTGTGGCTTATACCCTCCCACTACTTCATCTAATACTGTTTTAATAGTACCAAATTCAGGCATAGTAAGTACTTTATAGTAGTCATAAGGCTCAAACGTAAAAGCTCTTACAAATTGTTCCATTTTCCTTCCACTCTGTCTTGGTACCACTATAGAGGGTATCTGACTTTTTAGTATTTCTACTGTTGCATTATATCCCCCATAAGTTACATACCCAGCACAATCTATTAACTTATTACGTAGTTCTGGTACATATTCTACAAGATATATATTTTTATTTTTTCTACCGCCAATAGAATTATATTTATTAGCTATAGGCATAATAAATTTATGATTAGGATATAGATGTGCTATCTCTGCAATTTTTTTAAATATTATTACTGCTTCATCTTTNTTAAGACCAGTACTAATATAAATATTATTATTTTTTTGTTTATGTAAAGGTTGAGATTCATCACATACATAACCTGTATATTTAAGCATATGTTTAATATCATTTATAATTTGTACAGAGTTAGACTGTCTAGTTCTATCACTAATAAGTGGTAATATATCTTTATCCCCATGAACTAATATACAATCTGCATAATATTTACATACTATATTTTGAGTGTATAATACCCAATCTTGTAATTGGGTACTATGCGGCTCATCCCATGGGAAATCTCTAACAGATATAACAATTTTTATACCTCTTTTTTTACATTCTTCAAGGTATCTAAAGTATTCATGTGCAAATTGTTGTCTACAAAAAGGAAAACCTTCACATACTAATACTTTAACTTTATATTTTTCTATAGTTTTTATAAATTGATTGATACGAAAATTTATGATAGTAGCCTGTTGTATAAATTGAAATACTTTATTTATATCAGGTATTTTATAATTACCAAGAAAAGCTGTATGAGGTACTTTATAATCTAAAGGGGGTTGAAATAGCTGATCCATAATAATTACATCATGATATTCAGCTGTTTTCTCTGCTATAAATTTAATTCTTTGGGANTGTCCTAATCCTCTATAATATTGAGTTAAAAATCCTACNGACATTACAGATCCTTAGCTAAGGGAAATACCTCTGCTATAGCTTGTCCACATGCTTGTGCTAATTCCATATGTTCTTTTTGTGTACCATTGGCACTTCTTAACTCAATATAATGAACCCAAGAGCGTAGAGTACCATTTACGTATAGTCTGGATAAAGTTAAACCTTCTGGTAATACTTTTCTTGCCTGCTCTTTAGCAATACCATTTTCTATAGCCCAATCATATGCTCTTTCTACTTCTTGCATTACAGCACGCTGTTTTACGTTCCACATATTTTGAAGTTCTTCATCATTAGTTTCGATTGAATTTTGACGATTCTTTGTATCTTGTAATCTAGCTTCTGATGTTTCAAAATAATCAGCGCCCATATCCGCAGGATCAGCGTATCGTTGTGAAAATTCTTGAAAAGAGAATGAGCGATGTCTCAAAAGCTGTCGTGCAATATCTCTTGTAGTTTCAATTTCCATTGTAGCTGATACCATTTCAAGAGGAGACCAATGTTTATGTTTGATTAGATACTTAATTAATTTTTCGGTTGTTTCACTATTCATTTGATTTGTAGGATTTGATACTCTTGCGCAGTATGCTACAAAATCTTGCAAATTATCTATACCTATAAAGGTTCCAGGCATAACTTGTGTATACCCCATTAGTTTAGCTTTCACTTGGTTTTACTCCTGTTGGTTCTTCAAGATCTTCTACTTGTTCTATTTTTCTTTTATGAGTGGCTGTTAACGTACCATCAATATCTATCTCATCTACTAAGTAAGTACTTATACCTCCTTGAGTATATTGTTCTACTATAGCTCTTCCATATTCTACATCAGGTTCAAATTTTTTAATATCATGTACTTCTGGATTAAGTTTCTTTTTTAATTTTTGAATATAACTTTTAGCTGATGAATTTTTCCAAGCAATATCTTCTATCTGATCAACATAATTTATTACCATTCGAGGACGATAGTTTACAGAAAAAGTTGCAATTTTTTGAGTAGGCTGTATAGTCTGTGCTTGTTCAAAATTATTTTTAATCAGTAACCATATTTCATTCCTAAACGTATATTCAAAAGTAGATACACCATCTGCCAATGATAATCCTTGTTCATATACTAAGTCAGTAAACGAATTAACTTCAATGCGAAAATTAGGATTTTTTAAAGCAGGGTAGACTCCTGTAGGTATAGGTATAATCTTATTTGCAGGAATTTTTACAGGCTTAGTTATACATGCTCTAAGATGAAAGAAGGGATCAAGATTAGTATCTTGATTGAATCCCCACTCACAGCTATATGTTTTTTCTAAGTACTTAGCAGTAGAACTTTTCTCAATATCAATCTCACAGATTCGATAGTCGGTCAAGAGCTTCTTCTCCTTCTTTACCGGCCATAATAGCATCGGTACAGTACTTTAGATTAATTAGATTTTCATTTCTAATTAGTCTTTCTTTACCCGCATTTAGATTTTGTATATACTTAGCACGACCTTTTAATGGCAAAGCTGCCAATAGATTATCCAGAGTATGATACTCTTTAGCAAGTCCTTGTGCTCTCTTAGGTCCGATACCTTCAATACCTATAATGTTATCACCTTTATCTCCTTCAATAATTCTGGACATCATAAACTGTGCGGGTGTAAGTTCTAGATCTTCTTGTAGTGATTCAAGAGTAACTTCTTTGCGCCCAAATATATTGAATACCGATACATCTTCTTTGATTAGTTGTAATAAATCCTTGTCTGATGACACAACCCAAGTATGGTTATAGTTTTGTGATAGATTTTGAGTAATCCATGCAAGAGTATCATCAGCTTCTACACCTCTGAACTTTACTACTTCTTCATCAAGATCATCAGGAAGAGCATTAAGAACAGCAAAGAACTCTTCAAAACGTTTTACTTCATCNGGATCA